GGAGGATATTCCCTGGGCAAAGATGTATTCACATGCATTTCAAGGTCCTGGTGGATGGTATATCGAAAACTCACTTACTACTACTGGTGGTAAGGATCCTGTATCAGAGCACAATCGTGAGCTTTGGAACAGTGGTAATGAATCCGATAAGGATGTTGTTCGTAAGCAAAAGCGTAAGCTTTCTTACTATGCAAACATCTATGTTGTAAAAGATCCTACTAATCCTCAAAATGAGGGTGGTGTATTCCTTTACAAGTTCGGTAAGAAAATCTTTGACAAGGTTATGGAAGCAATGCAACCTGAGTTTGAGGATGAGACTCCAATCAATCCTTTTGACTTCTGGCAAGGTGCAAACTTCAAGTTGAAGATTGTTAAGAAGGATGGGTATTGGAACTATGATAAGTCGGAGTTTGCTGAAGTATCACCACTCCTTGAAGATGATGATGCACTAGAAGCACTGTGGAAGAAGCAGTATTCTCTTGCTGCAGTTACTGCTCCTGATCAGTTTAAATCTTATGAGGATTTGAAGAAGCGTCTTGATTATGTTTTAGGACATAAACAACCTTCTCGCCCTCGTCTTGATGAAGAACTAGATGATGAGAGTGATGGTCGTGGATCATTTACTCCTGACTTTAAATCAAAAGCACCTGCTCCAGTAGCATCTGCAAGTGAAGATGAAGATGATGCTCTAAGTTATTTCCAGAAACTTGCTGAGGAGTAATTAAGAATAAAGTCTAATATTTTCTGCTTTCTTAAGGGTTTCATTGATATATTCAGTGGAACCCTCTTTATATGTCATAATTTCTTCTAGGTCATCTTTGACTACATTAAGATATCTTGATTTAAGGACAAAGATGTTTCTTTTATCATTTTCTATTTCCATTTCATATTCATAATTGGTGACAGCAGTAGTAATGTTAGATTTGGTTTCTAAACTATCCATCATATAATCATAAAATGTTACTGAGAAGTCAGAATCTACTGTAAGACCTTCTTTTACAATTGTTACTCCTGAACTATTCTTAACTTCTTGTGTTTCATAGTGGTGAGTACTATAAAGTGCCTCATGATTTCCATACTTATCTAAAAGGTATCTGTCTAGGTCTGCTTGTGGCATAGGCCATTCATTTTGTACATTAATAATATTATTACTTAAAAGAATTACCCAATCTAATGATGCATCGTTATATACAGAATAAGCAACATTATCTGGTCTATCATCACCTTTTACCTGATATTTGGTAAAGAATGTTAAATCTTGGAAGATATCAGTTCTTAGATATCCTTTTTTAAATAGATTTTTTACAGTAATATAATCCGATATCTTAGCATCTGGAAGAAGACTAACATATTCAAAATCTGGAACTTGTTTGAAGTAATTTGACATTTTAGAAACCTATTACTGCTGGAACTGATTCTGAGGATGCTGTTGAAGCATCTTCTTCATAATCATCGCTGTATACAGGTGTAAGTTCTTGGAATGATAGTGTCATTTCATATGCATTCATTACACCATCTTCAAATGTAGAATAGTTATTTTGTGGGGTATAATTTATCTCACAAGTTTGTAGGGCACATTCTTTAAATTTATTCAAGTATGGATGGTTTTCTCCTCTATGCTTATATTGTAGTTGGAATGTATTTGGTGCTTTGAGGAAGAGATTGGCTTCTGATCTAATAGGTGCCATTCCTTGCTTAAAGAACCTAATAATACTAACAACTTGCTTTGCTTCAGTTCTAGTTCTTGGTGCTAATAAGAAAGTAAAGGAAAAAGGTCTTAATGATGGAGAATTGAATAATAACTCTATATTGGGGTTCAGTATTTGTCCTGTAGTTCTACCCATTAAAGATTTAAAATCTTTTCCTATAGCAGCAGCAGCAAATGCAGAAGCTGTTGCTTTTGTAAGACCTTGTTCTTATTTCCTGCCGCAAATTGATCACGTATGTTTGAGATTGCTCCCGATGCTCCTTCTGTTCCTCCTGTCATCGTTTTCACTGCAAACTGAGCAGCTGCCATTTCTAATGCATTTAAATTATCACCACCCCAGGTGGCTTTATTTGAATCTTTAATACCACCAGGAATGGGAAGAATAACTGATCCTATTGATTTTCTTTCTTGTCCATTATTTCCTTTTCCACCTAATCCAGCTCTATCTTTTGTCATATCTAATCCTGCTGTTTCATATTTCATCATATCAATTTTAATATAATCTTGAGTTGTTTCACCAAGATTTTCTGGATATATAAAGGTCCCAAAGGTCTTTCTAGTGGCTGCTTCTGCTTTATCCTCATCAATAGTAGGTTTAGTATTTTCACCAGCGGGAGTTGTCTTTGGATTAGGGTCAGTTGTTTCTTGATTTTTTGTATCTGCTACTACATTTTTTATTTCTTCCTCAGAAATAGTTTGTGTTCCTTTAAGAGCATCTTCGGTTTGTTGACTAATATTCTTTCTTATTCCTAATTTACTTTTTGTATCATTAAGACCTTCTTGTACATTAACACTGGCAACTCCTGCCATTGTAGGAAGATCTGCATCATAAAATGAATATTTTCCTCCACCATTTGTAGTTACTGCTGCTGGTTGGTATGTTCCATTCTTTTCAATATAAACTATAGTTTTTCCTCCATTAACTTTATTATCTGCTCCTTGAGTTACTGCTGTTGCTGTAATATGATTAACGTAAATAGCTCCTCCAGTTGGATTAAAAGGGCCAGCTACTCCATTAACCACACCAACATTACTACTCATTTTTTTGGAGCAAATATAACCCGTAGGGCACTCGAAAGTCATCTTTACAATCTTTTTATTTATTTAGGAGGAACTTGCCGTATTGTAATGTAAGTAACTCATCTAGTTCTTGATATTCTACTACATGAAGTTTACCTAATATTTCTTCCCAGGTATAATTTCTATAATCTTGCCAGTGGAAGTTAAGTCCTCTGAATCCCCACTTAAATATATCTACACAAGCAATGAGTGGATGTTGGTCATAATCAATGTTGGGAGTTTTAGGTGTATATACAAAGGTATAGAACTTTCCAGGTTCAGGATATAATACTTCTATATTAAAGAGTTCCATAATAAGAAGCATTATTTCTTCAGGATCAGATGTATTTTCTGCTTCAACTCTTCGTTTAAGTTCTTCTACTCTTGCTGTGGGATATTTTTCTAATAGTAATTCTTGTTCTTCATTACTCTCAAACCCAAAAGAATCTGTCATTACTTAATACCTAGTTCGTTTTCGGTAATAATTTTAAATTCAATCTTTCTATCTTTACACCATTCAGATGCTGCTTTCCATTTAGCCTGATTTACTGAATATGTTTTCATCTCATAAAGGTAAGATTTTGACACTCTTTTCTTTTTTATAGGGGGTCTAGTTTGTCTTTTGGGTTTAACTTCAATTACGTATGTTTTAATATCACCTGTACTTTCTCTTACTTTGATAATAAAATCGGGGAAGTATCTATGTGTCCTATTATCTATGGGTGAAAGGTATGGTATCCAAAATTCTTCACTACCCCATTCTAAAATACTTTCATTTATATCACACCAATTGCAGAAACGTCTTTCCCAACTACTACGACAGATAATATTTCTTGCATCACCCTTATATTTTCTTGGATGGGACGGTTTAAATATACTTTTAATACTTTCCGCCATTATCCTTTATACATAATATATAAGATCAAATAGTATTTATAAATGGCAATCCCCTACAACCCATTTGATATTAATAGGAGTGTTGAGAATGTATTTGGAGTTAATCCTAATACAGATTTACAGGGAATACCAAGATGGGGTAATGAGAGTCAGTATGGAGATAATGGGACAAAATCTCCCAAGACGATGCAGCAGATTAAGAATAACCTACTTAATCCTGCATTAACTTCTCATTATGGTGTTGAGATAGGAATTCCTAATGCTTTAAGGGGAATGCTTCCTAATGCTGGTGGACAGCAAGCACAATTGAATTTAATGTGTACTGAAGCAGCATTGCCTGGGTCTAGTTTAATGACCATGGAGATTAATAATAACTATACAGGAGTTACTGAGAGGCATGCATATAGAAGAGTATTTGATGATAGAATTAATTTAACTTTTTATGTTGATAGTCAGAACTACTTACCTATTAGATTTTTTGAGGCATGGAAAAGTTATATTATGAATGAGCATCAGGATGCTTCCGGACAAAATGATGCATTAAGTCCTAATTATACTTATAGAACTAGATATCCTGATGGTCCAGATGGATATACTTCATCAGGATTAACAGTTAAAAAGTTTGAAAGGGATTATAGGAATGAGTTGACATATAAATTTGTTAAGAGTTATCCGATAAGTATTACATCAATGCCTGTTCAGTATGATGCTTCTAATTTATTGAAATGTACAGTATCTCTAACTTATCTTAGGTATGTGGTTATTCAAACGGATGAATTTAGAGCAACATCTAGTGTGGTGAAGAGGAAAGGACCAGATACGGGAGGTGAATCTTGGGAGTTTATTAATAGTGCTACTGGAAAGGTTTTGGGCGCAACTTCATCATGGACATCTCCATTATTGAATGATCGTACCCTTGGATCCTCTGATTTATTATCTTCATCTGAGATTGCTTGATAAATAACCATACTGAAATAATTATAGGATATTATGCCTTTACCAAAAATTGCTACGCCAACATATGAGTTGGAATTGCCTTCTACTGGAGATACGATTAAATATAGACCTTTTCTTGTTAAGGAAGAAAAGTTACTTGTAATTGCATTAGAGAGTGAAGATACAAAGCAGATTACGACTGCTATTAAATCTGTTATTAAATCTTGTGTTCTTACCAAAGGAATTAAGGTAGAACAACTTCCTACTTTTGATATTGAATTCTTATTCCTTAATATTCGTGGTAAGTCTGTAGGAGAAGAACTTGAAGTTAATGTTATTTGTCCTGATGATGGAGAGACACAAGTTCCTGTAACAATTAATCTTGATGATATACAAGTTCAAAAGAGTGAAGAGCATAATAAGCAGGTTAAGCTTGATGATAATTTAATGATGGAGATGAAGTATCCATCACTAGAACAATTCATTAAGAGTAATTTTGATTTTAGTGAAGGAAATCAAATGGATCAATCCTTCCAGTTGATTGGTACTTGTATTGATAAGATTTATAGTGAAGAAGAAGTATGGGCCGCGGCAGATTGTACTAAGAAAGAAGTAAATGATTTCTTAGATTCTATGAACTCTTCCCAGTTTAAGGGTATTGAAAAGTTCTTTGAGACAATGCCTAAGTTATC